GGAAATTTGGTTGCCACGTTGCTTGAACCGGAGTCTGTCTGTGGTTTCGTAAACTTCTGTGTTATTCCGGCTGAGGAAGGAAAGGGACTGTTTGTCAGTAGACTTATAAAATAAGAATTGGATTAAGGGGGGTAAAACGAAATGCGATAAATTGAATTATTCTACATAAATGGTAATAGCTTTGATATACAAATAGTTATGTGTGGATAGGAGAGGGGAGAGAGAAAAACGAAAAATTTACTCTGCTTTACTTTGGCTTTACTTTGGACTTTACTTTGAATGTTTTGAACGCCCATTGGCTTTACACTACATCGGAATTTTGATATAGGGTGGAGTAGGAGAGGGGAGAGGTATGTACATTGGCCGCAAAACGCTTTTATTTAAGCGCATTGCGGCTTTTTTGTGCTTTATTGATAGGTTATTCATTCCGCTTGCAAATAACCTGAATTTGACGTTCAAAAGAACAAAAAAATAGGAGAGAGGCAAAGAAAGTACATTTGGGGTACAATATTGCATTTTTAGGGTTTGGTTGTGCGTTTGGTTGTGCGTTTGGTTGTGCATTTTGTAAGAAAAAAAACGAAATGTTTCGAATGGTTGTACATTTGGTTGTGCATTTTTTATCGAAAATAGACGTGTTTAAATATAGAAATTACCTGTTTGCTTGTTATTTTATTGCTGTTTCGTGGTTTTCATGGGGGGAAAATACCACAAAAAAATAATATAAACCAGCACATGATATTATTTAATGCGCTGATATGTAGTGATTTTGATGAATAAATCACATAAGATGAAATTTAAACGTGCGTGTGCCGCTAATACTTAGGGCACTTTTTCCCGAAAATTATACGACATTTGCACATGTTGCACTGGGTGCAGCCGATTGTTGTATTTCCAATTGCTTTACTTGTTCTTTTAGTTTTCCTATTTCTTCTGCTTGCTCTGCAATTTTCTCTATAAAATAATGGGTGTTTTGATCTGGTGGCGTGTATTGTGTCTGAGATACTGTATTATACAGCATCTCCCCTCTTTCCGTCAACAACCACTCTGCTGATATGTTCGCATTTGCGCATATTTTTTCGAGAACATCATAAGATGGCTTGCCTTGCCTCGTACCTACAACGTTTTCAATCACAGTAGCGGATACGCCTATTGCATTGGCGAAAGCTCGTTTGTTTCCGCCGTACAATTCCTTGATAATATGATTCATTCGTTCATTTATAGTCATACCTCTCCTATTTATTTGCGCAAAAGCAAATAAAATATTCGCAATTGCTTGCTTTATTCGCAAATGCGAACTATATTTGCAGCACGATAACAATGTAAACGGCTGTAAAAGTACAAAAAGCGGTTGATATTACAATGAATAACTAATAAAAACAGAAATTATGCAAGCAGTTAAGGTACAAATCAATTTTTCAGAATGGGAAAAAGTAAGTGATTTTATTTCTGAAATAAACATAGATGAAGATATGGCAGCTTATGCTATTGATAACACAAGTATGGTGATAGCGACAGCTGGAGAATGTTCTATGGCTTATGTAAAGGCACAACTGGAAACTTGGTTTAATGATCCTATTATTGAAACCATTAAATAAGAAAAATATGAAAAAAAGGATTGTTGTTGAGTACGGGAAAATATCTCAAATCTCGAAAGACTTTAAGGTGACGAGGCAGGCCGTTTATAAGGCTTTGAACTACTTGAGTAATAGTTCTAAGGCAACATTAATCCGAAAGGTAGCCCTTGAACGTGGAGGTATTGAAATCGGTGATCGAAAGGAAACGGTATGAAAAAGATGCTTTTACTCCTCTTTGGAGATGAGTTTAAAGAGTATTTCTCTTTGACTGCGAGGCAAAAGTTTTACGTGTGGTATTTCTGCCTGAGTTTATGCTTTTTATGTATAACTGATGACAGCCCGGTTTGGGCGATTGCAGTGGTGGTCTTGAATTTTGCCAATGCCGCCCGCCTGATTAAGAAAGTACCATTAAATATAAAGGAGGATTAATCATGAAAAGAGTATTTCACGTTAAAGAAGATAACATTATCAGAAAATCGTTTGAAGATCTGCTTGATGCGGAAAGAACCTTGTACTCCGCAAGATGTCCAGAAATCGTCAACGAGATGGATGACACGCCCTCTCTATGGCTGTCTTTACAACCTCCTTATGCTCCCTCTCAATCTCGTTCACGGCGTTTTTTAGAGCTTGATGAAGAGCCTTACTTTCGCTTGGCCGGCCTTTTGGAATTGACGTATAGAAACTCAACTCCACCGGAACTCCAGACGCAGGGGTTGACCATCCGGATTCGGGATAATAAAGCGTACTTCTGTATCTCAGGTTCAATCTCCTTAGATGATTTGCAACGGCTTTGCGAACGCTGTCAGGATAGTCAATCTCCTGATCAATGTAAAAGGTAATACAAAATGATGTTTCCATGATGATAACGATTTGATTTTGCAAAGGTAAGAAAAATCCCGGACGGTCTTTTGAGGTGGTTCGACTCCACCTCCGGGGGCTAAGATTTTAAAATAATGGAGTATTTCAATAAAATATTATGCGTAACAGTTCAGGAATTAACCAGTTCTGAAAATGGAGAACCGGTGATTTCATTATGGACGCTTTATTCTTTAATTCGGAGGCGTAAAGCTCAACGAGTTAATAGAGGCGGCGGTCTTGAAAATTACGCTCTTATTGATTACTTGTCCCTACCTGAACGTTACCGGATTCGCTTTGAGCAAAAGTATGGTGATCCGGTGGAGCTAATCAAGGAGAAGTGCATGAAAGACAGGCTTAAAATAGATGATGCCGCCCGAACATTCTTTGAGGATTATCGATATGACAAGGCTGGCGAGATGGTGAGCCTTACCGAAAGGAAAAAAGAGGAATACACCATAAACGCCTCGGTACTGAACGAGTTGATATCCATCCTGAATGACCGGGAGGGTTATCGCAAGGCTTTAGGTGGCAGTACAAAGAAAGTATGGGAAACGATTATCGGAACGGCAGACCGCCTCCGTGATTCTTATGGCCACACGCTGCCTGAAAACGCCGCCCGGCTGAAAGACAAGATAAACCAATACAAGAAAGAGGGGTATTCCTGCCTGATCAGCAAGAAAATGGGAAATGATAACACCCTGAAAATAACCGAGGAAGCCGGTAACATGATTATAGCGTTAAAGCGTAGCAGCGTTCCCGTTTATACAGATGCTCAAATATTCGTTGAATTCAACCGGATTGCAGGTGAGAAAGGCTGGAAACAGCTCCGGAGCATTCAGAGCCTCCGTGGGTTCCTGAATCGTCCTGACATCGAACCGTTGTGGTACGATGCTGTTCACGGGGAGCTGAAAGCCCACCAGCGTTACAGCCGCAAGAATAAGACCGAGCTTCCCTCGATGCGTGACTCCTTGTGGTATGGTGACGGTACGAAAATCAATTTGTATTACAAGGATTACGACAAAGACGGTAAGCTGGTGGTTCGTACCACTCAGGTTTACGAGGTCATCGATGCTTATTCGGAGGTATTTTTGGGATACCACATTTCAGACAGCGAGGACTACGAAGCGCAATATAACGCCTACCGCATGGCCATTCAGGTATCAGGTCATAAGCCTTACGAGCTGGTGCATGATAATCAGGGAGGCCACAAGAAACTGCAGAACAGCCATTTCTTTGATAAGATTGTCGGCCATGTTCATAGAACCACGGCTCCATACAGCGGACAATCCAAAACGATAGAGAGTGTTTTCGGACGTTTTCAGGCCGAGGTTCTGCATAAGGATTGGAGGTTCACCGGCCAAAATATTACCGCTAAGAAAGACACGAGCCGCCCGAACTTGGAGCGTATCGAGGCGAACAAGGATAAACTTTACACTCTGACCGAACTGAAAGCGGCATACGCCGCCGCCCGGAAAGAATGGAACGAAAGCAGACATTTTGCTACCGGATCGAGCCGTATGGAAATGTACAAAAATAGCGTGAACCCTGATACCCCGGCGGTGGGTGTTCTCGACATGATCGAGATGTTTTGGGTGATGACTGATAAGCCCTCCACTTATACCGACAACGGCTTGAAAATAACCATTAAGAAACGTGAGTTCACATACGAGGTTTACGAGGCTCCGGGTGTTCCCGATCACGAATTCCTCAGAAGCAACAGGGGGCAAAAGTTCTACACCATGTATGATCCTTATGACCATACCTCGGTACGGCTCTACAAGAAAGATAAGGCAGGAGAGCTGAGATTTGTACGGACTGCAGAGCCTTATATCGTTATCCACCGTAACATTCAGGAGCAGACCGAGGGTGAAATGTCCTTTATCCGCCGGAATATCGAGGCTAACACGGAGGATCGCATCGAGCGTCAGGTGGGAGCCCGGATCATCGAGCAGGCGCACGGCGTGAGCATGGAACAACAGGGACTCAAACGTCCGAAACTGAAAGGTGTAAAGAGCGAAACGGAGCGTGAGATTGAACGCCGTGTCCGCCGGTACAGTCAGGATCCGGAGCAGCTCTCCGCCGGTAAGGTGACAAAACTGATAAGCAACATCACGTTTGACCAGCTGAATGGTGACATCCGCCTGAATGAAAAGAAAGTAGCAGGAAAATTATAATTCTAAGTAAAATGAACAGTACAATGACACAGCAAGAGAAAGACAATATCCGTGATGTTCTCCGGGTATATGCAGCGAAGTATTCCAGCCAAAAAAAGGCTGCGGCGAGTTTGAACGGCGTGTCTGCCGGTACACTGAGTGCCGTGATTAACGGCAAGTACGAGAATATCAGCGATGATATGTTCCGTAATATCATCGCTCAGATTACTCCGGCAGCCGCAGCTACCGGTTGGCAGCTGGTGGAAACGAACTCCTTTCAGGAAATATGGTATGCCCTGAGCGATGCGCAGGAGTTTAAAAAAGTCCGCTGGATCGTGGGTGGTGCGGGATGCGGCAAAACAACGACAGCCACCATGTACGCACAAAAAAATCATGAGGTGTTCGTTATACTTTGTGATGAGGATATGCGGAAAGGTGATTTTGTCCGGGAGATCGCTCGTAAACTCGGTTTCAAGACTTGCGGGATGCGTATCCGTGAAATATTGGACTTGGCCATCGAGAGCATCATACAGATGGAAAATCCTCTTTTAGTGTTCGATGAGGGTGACAAGTTGAATGATAACGTGTTCCACTACTTTATCAACCTGTATAACCGGCTGGAGGGTAAATGCGGGATTACTTTCTTATCCACCGATTACATCCAGCATCGTATCGATTGCGGTTTGAACCATAACCGGAAAGGGTATAACGAAATTTATTCCCGTATCGGGCGTAAGTTCTTTGAGCTGGAGCCAACCTCCTGCAATGATGTGTTTGCCATTTGTCAAGCCAACGGCCTGACGGACAAGAAACAGATCGCAAAGGTGATCGATTTGACGGAGAAATCGGAGTTTGATTTGCGATGCGTGAAAGATGCCATTCACCGGGAGAAAAAGGTGGCGGCAGCGAAATAGTATAAAAACCAGTTCAAATGCCGGTTGAACGGCGTTTGAACGTAATTCAAAAAGTATATGAAACAAATTGTTTTACCACTCGCAAGCCGGTTCCCTGTAGGCCATTTGAAAAAAGGCCAGCTTACCGGCTTTCCTGAGAAAGTGATTAAAGGAACCAAGATCCACACGTTCCGTGAGGATCCGGGCAAATGGTCGTACAACGTGGAGCTTGTCAACTCCCATAATGCGGAGCTATCTATCCGCCGGTGGATTGGCCGTCCTTATCACACTCCGCAGCTGGAGATGAAAAGATTGAAAAAAATCGGTATCCAGCAGGTGCAGATGACATGGAACTCCGATATCGAGCAGCCGACCGTTTTCATCGACGGGAAACAGATCCTGAACGTGGAGCGGCTGGCAGCCAATGATGGGATGACTCTCGATGATTTCGTGAGCTGGTTCTTTAAGACCTCCAACACTTTCGATGGTGTGATTATTCATTTTACAGATTTCAGATATTGATTTATGGCACGGGCATTATCGGTAACAGAGGCAGTAAGCATGAAGAAAGAAACGCTCAAGCTGACAGGCGCATGGGCGGAGGCTTTCGGAGAGCCTGAACGGATCGGCGTTTGGTTTATTTGGGGCAATAGTGGTAACGGGAAAAGTAGCTTTGTCATGCAGCTTTGTAAAGAGCTGGCAAAGTTCGGGCGGGTGGCTTATGACAGCCTCGAAGAGGGTGCGAGCCTCACCATGCAGAACACGCTCCGCCGTTTCAACATGGCCGAGGTAAACCGCCGTTTCCAGCTGCTTGACTGTGAGCCGATGTCCGAGCTTGGTGAAAGAATGGATAAGCATAAAAGCCCCGATTTTTACGTCATTGACAGTTTTCAATATACCCAAATGAGCTATAAAGAATACATCAAATTTAAGGAGGCGCACCGGAACAAGCTGCTGATTTTTATCAGCCATGCAGATGGCCGGAACCCTGATGGCCGGAGTGCAAAGAAGGTGATGTATGACGCCTCCCTAAAAATTTACGTGGAGGGGTTCCGGGCTTTCTCGAAAGGCCGTTTTTTCGGTTCCGTGGGGCATTTTACGATTTGGGACGAGGGTGCGGTAAGATATTGGGGAGATAACACTTAAAACGAATGGAAATGAGCAAAAACAACCAAATGATATTGATATCGCCTCCCATGTTTATCGGGGAGGAAAATCAGAAAGAAAGTATCTCCAGCAAAGGCCACTGGTGTAGCTATTGCCACGGTAACGGTTTCTTTTGGGGAGAGGAACAAAGGGAGCGGGTAAAAGTTGATTGCCCGGTCTGCAAAGATAGCGGCAGACTCGATGCCGTGATAACTATCGAGTGGAAACCTGCAAAATAGAATGAACGATGGAAAAAGAAGTACCTGAAAATATATTGGAGAAGATCAGAAAGCTGCTCCGGTTAAAAGAGTCCGCCATAAAGATCGGATCCGAGGGAGAAGCCCATGCAGCTGCGGAGGCCGTGAACCGGCTGCTTACATCCTATAACTTGTCATTGATGGATGTAACCCCGGAAGAACAAAAGAATATGATATCCGTGGGCGCATCGGAGAAAATAACCTATCAGGACACGTATGGGGTTTGGAAACGGGATTTGTTACGGATTATATGCGAGTATAATTTTTGCCGGATTTTATTGTATAGAGGCACGACTTACATGGTGGTGGTCGGTACACGGGAAAATGCGGAGGTTGTGATCTCGCTTTATAATTACCTTAGGTCTGTATTCCGCCGGTTATCGGTAGAACGTTACACAGAATATGTAGCTACCTACGGGGAGTATTACCGGACAAAGGAGTTTAAACGGAATTATATCAAATCTTATTTGCTGGGGTGTTGTTTCGGTTTACGGAAACAGTTTGAGAGCATTCGGAAAACAGCGGAGGAAACAGGTCTGATGCTATGCCACCGTCATTTGATTGATGATTATTTTCAATCGATAGGCACAACCACCCATAAATCCAAGAACCGGAATAATGTGAACGCCGCCGCCTATTGTTCCGGGTACGATGACGGTTCAAAAATCAATTTAAACAAGCAAATCGATGGGAAATGAACTATACCCAATAGGCTTACCGGTAGCCTCTTTAAGTACAGTCCTGATGGATTGGACTTGCTCTAATCGACCGGAGAAATTGCTGATCAGCCCGGCCAAGAAAGATGATTGGGTGGTGGTTGAACTCCGGAACCCGGAGCTGGCTGCAGCTATCATCAAGGATGTGCCGGAGGCAATGGTAAAAGTAGTACAACAACCTGTAAAAGTCGTGCAAATATGAAAGCGTTATCAGCATTAAGACAGGTATTCAGCCTGAAAAAGAACGAGGAACTCGGCAGAAAGTTCTCTCCCGAAGAATTGAAACGTATTGTCGATGCGATGAAAGAGTATGCGGCATCCAAGCTGCAGGAACAGCGAGCCATTTGTCAGCGTGAATTTGAGTTGGCCTATGACTCCGGCGAAAGTAATTTGGGGACGAACCCGGCCATTACCGAATTGTACGTCCTGCAATCCCTAAAAGAGAGTGAAACCCCTGAACTTGATTGATTATGGCAAAGACAAACAGTTATTCACGTTTTTGGACGCTGCTGGCGAAAATGCCCTGTTCTGACAGGGACGGTTTAAAGCTGCAGCTTGTATCCGGCTTTACGAATGGGCGGACGGACTCGCTGAGAGAAATGACTTTGAGTGAATATAACTCGATGATACGGGAGATGGAGAAGCAGACCGGATCCAGCCGTCCGGTCAGTTACGAGGTCCTGAAAAAGAAACGCTCCGCCGTTCTCCACCAAATGCAGCTGATGGGTATCGATACGGCGGATTGGGCGGCAGTGGATAACTTTTGCTTGGGCGTTCGTATCGCAGGAAAGAAATTCAGGGAGTTGTCCGCTGATGATTTGGATGCGGTATTGCTCCGCATCCGTTCCATCCGGCAAAAGGATATGCAGAAAGCAAGGAAAGAACTCAATTAACTTATTTATAAACCATTTAAAATGTGATATTATGGCACAGATTGAAGAAAAGCAGACCGTTGAAATGACGGCGGAGGAAAAGGCTCAATTCGAGGCTTTCCGTAAAGAAAAGGCCAAAAAAGAGGCTCAGGAAAAGGCGAAAGCCGAACGTGAAACGTACCGCCAAATGGTGGATGATGAAGTGAACAGCGCAATCCCGGTACTCCTCTCCTTGAGTGAGGATATCAAGGAAACCAAAAAGACGGTGCTGGAGAACTTTAAGAGTATCCTTGACATGAAATGCGAGGTTCTGAAAGTCGTAAAGGATGACCAGCGCAGCCATACCTTTACCAATTCGGAGGGAACCAAGCGTATCACCCTCGGTGTGTACGTGACGGACGGCTACCGTGACACGGTGGAGGACGGCATCGTGATCGTGAAAGAATACATCGAGAGCCTCGCCGACAATGCTAAAACGAAATCACTCGTGAGCATGGTTTTGAAGCTGTTGGCACGTGATGCCAAAGGCACGTTAAAAGCCAGCCGTATCGTCCAGCTCCGTAAGATTGCGGAAGAAAACAACAATGACCGTTTCATGGAGGGTGTCCGCATCATCGAGGAGGCATACCAGCCAGCGATCAGCAAACAGTTTGTGAGAGCGGAAATGAAGAACGAGGACGGTATGTGGGTGACCATTCCTCTGGGTATGACAGAAGTATAAGGAGGGACGGTCATGATATACAAAGTTCAATTCCAAATCCACCGCAGAGGTTACCGCAAGCTCCGGCTTGAGGGCTTATACGTGCCGGAAACCGGTGTTGAGATGTCGGTTCCTGAAATGAAACGTGACGTTACCGATTTCATCAAACGCCAGCTTTCCAGCCGTAACAAGGAATTTGAGAATTTTCAGGTGGAACTGACGGTTTTCAAAAAGCTCAAAACCGATTTCATGTATCACCCGAAATCAAGTGAAGAATTAACCATAATAAAGGAGGAGTCAGATGGAACAGACGAATAATGCGAAAGCCCGGTATATTCCCACCCGTGTAGCTGTATGCAAGCGTTGCGAGGGAAAAGGCGTTGTATTCGAGTACAGCGATGAGAACAGGACAAAGGTATCCGGATCCTGCCAATGTCCAACCTGCCTCGGATCCGGCAGAGTGAAAGTGACCAGCTCGGTGATAACCACTATAAAGCCGTTCGTTCCGGGTAAGGATGACAAAGAGGGTATGCTTGTAATGTAAAAGCCCTTTAATCAATAATAAAAGTCCGCTGAAATCCTAATTTTCAGCGGACTTTTTTCGTACTATGGTGCAAATAATGTACCTTTGTATTAAGTAATCAAATCAATATGCAGGAGCAGCTCGTAATACCGTTTTTTTGCCCGGAAATAGAGAAAGCCGGTAACCGCCGCAGAACACGCACGGTTGCCTCCTCCGATGCTGCCATCACCTCCCGCCGTGACCGCCTCGAAAAGCGGAACCGCATCATGACCGCCCGTTATTACTATTGGACTGAGATCAAACGCCGCCGCTTCGATGACGTGCTGAGAATCCTCTCCGATAACGAGTTCTTTGTCGAAGAGCGAACCATCAGCAACACGCTGGTGGAACAGGATGATTTTTACAATGAACTCCTGCGTTCCAAAGCATCCACCCGCAAGCTCAAAGCGATGTTTCCCGGCTTTGATTGGAACTAATCCATAAATTCGGTTTCATAAATCACGTTATACACTTTCAGACCGTCCGCCCTCTTTTCCGGCGCACCCCGGAGGCGGCGCATCGGGTTGAAAAGGTTCCCGCCGTTCCACCATTGCAAAGCCTCGTGTATCTTATCCAACGTGTCCATGCAGGAGAGAGCGTGTTCCCTGACAAGTTTAGGGGCTGCCGCATTTGTACTCCCTCCGGCTTGAAAGGCCACCCTAAGTTGTATTTGCGCATTTATCTTTTGCCGTCCACCCATGTGGGTTTCACAAGACGGGTAAGATATATCTATCAGGCAGCACGGGAAAGCCACAGCAGGCCGCTCTCCCGTGTTAAGTTGTCCCTCCTCGGCATCTATCCACCGGAGCCCGGGTACTTCTGTTTTCAGCCGGTCACAAACGGCAATAAAAATTTCTTTGTTCATAGCTATTCATTGTTAAGTGAGTCAATATATCCCTCTATCCGTGCGTGTATCTGCTCGTTCAATTCTTCGGAATCTCCCATGAATTCACGTTTCGGGATGTTAGTTTTCCGGGTGTGCGCCTTGACCGGTACATCTTTCCGTTTTGTTTTCCGGGTGTGTGCCGGTACGGGTACTATACCTTTGAATCCCTCGTTGTGTACCTGAGCGTAATCTACCTTTTCATTCCCTGCAGAGATAACCACCCGCTGGGGAGTTATCACCGCCGGTCTGATACTGTTCACCAGCGCACCGGAGTCGATCAGCAGGGAACCGGTTGTTTTCGGTACTTTTGCCGGAGTCCACGGGTTCCCGTCAAATGCTTTCTTCTTGAAAGCTGATTTATAGTATTCCGTGGCTGTTTCCGCCACGATTTCTGCCGCATCGGAGATTATCTCCTCCGGGAGCGATTGCAGATAATTATTTAATTCTTTGATATTCATATTGAAATAATTTTGTATATTTGCTTCCGTAAGCATATCGCTCCGGGGATGAATCGAATATGCCAACACCTGACGGATGACGGGGGCATCAAAAAGTCCGGGCTTTATACGGCGGAGCGGGATGTTAATCCGTATATAAAAGGAGGTTCTCAGAGCCTCCTTTTACTTTTTGATAAGCAGACCACGGCGATATCTCCATCGTGGATCTATCTTTCTGCTCCTGCGGCCTTTCACCTTGATGTTGGCGTTTTGTTCTATCTCGAACCATGTCGTGACCTGATAGAGCGTTCCGTTCTTAACCTCGCAAACCACGTTAATCACCTTATCCTCGTAAAACTTGATAAAGTTCAGGTTGTCGAACTTCTTTTGATAGTCGTTTATCCATACCTCGTCAGGGTTTTTAAGCACGTCCGGGATGCACTCCACGAGCGGAACACGAGCCTCCTCGTATTTCTTTGTGGTGTGGCGTTTGAACACCTCTTCCGTAAGTTGCACCTTTCGGCCTTTGTAGTCATCCATCACCTGATGCGAATCCCTCCACTGGTTCGGATCCCCGGCAAACACCGGTGCTTTTTCGGTCGCTGCCGCCGCTTTCTTTCCAAAGGACTCCAGCCCGTAATCATTATAATGCAGGTCACCCAGCAAGGAGGCGGCCTTATCGGGAAACTTGCGGATATAATGCTGGTTCTTGGAAAACACCTCAGCCGTTTCTCCCCGGTTTGAATCCCAGCCCTGAGCCTCGTTCATTTTCCATTCACTCGTACCGAGGTATTCATCGACAATGGCACGCATGGCGTTGATGTCTATACCCTCTACCTCGTGTTTCATGAGCGGAACCACCCGACAACGGCATTTCCAGCCATTGGGCGGGAATATCTTTTTCCACCGTGGATCATTGGCCGGTAATATCACCCCGTCCAGCTTCCGGTGTTCCTCCCTTACCTTTTCATCCCCGGCGGTGACATATTTCCAATAAGGGAACATTTTCGTTTTTCCCATGAGCCGGTGGTAATTGCTGGCGGACTCCGCCGTTAGTACCGCCGTTTCGTATTCCGTCTTTTGCCACGTTTTATTGAACGTACCACATATCTGCTCCGCTTTTTTGGAGAACTCCTGAAAATTACCGCTCTCCCTGAACGCCTTGTTCAGCTCCTGAATTTCCGCCAGCGTCTTACCGGCGGAGAAATGAAACAGGTTCATCTCCAAAGCGGTGATGAAAGCGTCATCCTGCAGGCCGTATGCGAATCTTACATCCGCATGGTTCATTGAACGTTTGAACGCACTTTGAACACCGTTCAAAAAGTCGGTAGCAATAAAGGAGAACAACTCCGCATCGAACTTCCCGGTTTCGCCGTTTGCAATCCTTGCGGCCAGCTTTTCCGACATCGGAGCGTTATCATTCAGCCTGATGGGGGCTTTTCCAATGGATGCCCCGACCTGCGGGGCTTGCACGAAAAAATCCCATAAGCGCATAAAGAAATTACGGTCTGCATTACTGATCGTGTCCTCCTCCGAATCCTCTCCTATATCGAACTGGGCGGCCTGAGAGGAGGCACGTTTTGCGACCGGCTCCCCGTCTTTAGGCACGGGAATCGAATATTTTTCATGCAGGTAGCTCTGCGGGATATCCATGATGTCGGAGAGCTGCACCACCTCGGCAACGGAGAGCTGCTCCGCCGCTTTGGGGAAAATGAACTTTCCGCCAGCAACGGGATACCCTCTCGCCTCCAGCATGGGGAGTACCTTTTGGTTGAGGACACGCTGCACGTACCGGAGGTCAGATTTATTCTTTCCCTCCTCTACCTCCTTGTGAACCTCACCCAATGAACGTGCGCCTTTCTCTCCCTGTACGGTGGTCATGGTTTGTCCGAGGATAGTGATCAGCATCTCCTCGTTGTTGGCCTGCCGGAATTCGTTGTACGAGGATCCTGAACCCGTTCCGCCCTCTTTGGTTTCCACATCCGCCTCTTTTGGGATGACCACATACGGTGCGGATCCGGCTTTATCGAAAGCCTCCTCCAGCAGTTTGCGGCTCTCCGGATCATACGTGTTGTATTTACCGATGCGCTGGGGCATCCCGAAAAGTTCGATCCATTGTGACCAATCCCCAAAGCCTCCACGTTTGTAGATGGCATAGGGAGCCGCCTTGAGTAACAAACCGAAATCCCGGTCTTTGCCGAGAATGAGCAGCTGTGAATCTCCCTCGTATGGTATGCCTATTTCGTCCGTGTCCTGCCGTAGGATTGTGCGGTTTTTCAGGTTGATATGCTTTGCCGGAATCGGTTCCACGTTGAAACCGTCATTGAAGGTCATCTCAACTCCTGAACGCCCGTATATTTTCTTTTTCAGGATTTCAGTCAGCAGATCCTCCCATGCGGTGGTGTCCATCAGGTCTGCGATCTCCTCCACTTCCTCCCCAGCCGCATTTTGGAAAGTAAGCTCCGAGTTCGTGACCGCATCGATGCGCTTTTGAACGGCATCGCTCAAAACGCCGTCAATCATGATATCATCGAGCAGGTCATACAGCTGCTTTGTTCGTCCATTGTCTGCAGAGGAGAGAGCCGCCCGCCAATTCCCCACGTCATACACTTTCCGCTGGGGAGCCTTGACCACGATCTGATGGATGACCAGCTGCTCCTTTGATTTTGCCCCGGCATTTGTCGTGGCCGTCTTTTTTTTCTTGTTCGCCATAGTCATATATTAAAAATGTTGATTACGCTTGGGATTGCTCCCGTAGATATATTCACCTGCAGTATCCGGTTTCCCGTCACCGTCCTCGTCTATAATGGGGAGGTTAGGCTTAATGTCTGATTTCTGCACTTGCCGGAGCCATGCCACGGCACGCTCGTACCTATCCTGCCGGAGCTGCAGGTCAGTACCGGCATTGCATAGGTTCACGAAATGCCACACGGCTATGTCCTTTACAAAAATGAGTAGGAGGGCGTTTCTTTGGCTCCCTGTGGCCTCGAAAATCTTTTTGCGGTCATACGCACCAAGATATCCGTATGCTTCCTGCAGGGCAGCGTCTATGGCTGCCGTGAGGATTGTTTCATCCTCCCTGCTGATAGCCTCTATATTCTCTTTATAGAGGTGCGTTTCCAATTCTTCGGGTGTGATAAATGCCATGATTAAAATCTCTTTTTATTGGTTACACGTGCGCCCACGGTGTAGGATCCAGCCGAGAGCGTGCTTATCTTTTGGTTGATGATCCACACGCCACCCTCGATGCAGTCCACGCCGTCAGCGGGTGATTTCATAGCCCGGTTGATGAGCAGGAACTGCTCCTCCAGCCTTTTCATGTGCGGATTATCCTTTTCGTCAATGTTGAGAATGAGTTGTCCTCGCCGGTTGATCGGCTCAAGGTTTCCCTCGATACGGTCAAACTTTTCCGGTTTCTTCCGGGTATCCGGTATGATCCCGATAAATCCGAGTTGTTTTCCTTTCTCGCTAAATAGCGGAACGAACACCTGTTCATAGAAAGGATCCTGCAGCTTGTTATTTTCGATATAATTATATACCTGCGTTTTTTGCCCCACGTAATCCCGGAGATAATAATACCAGTTCACGTACTCCTCGTTTACCACATGGTCAAGATAACCGGTGTAAACGTAGAATTTACCGTCATAATACCCGATAAGGAAACAGGCTTTGAAAGAGGTGGCCTTGTTCTTCGAGTTGGACGGAGCCGGATCCCCGTAGACAACGGCGAACTGCAGTTTTGAGAGCGGCGGGCATTTGCCCCATACCATTTCTTTGAACGTGTCACCCTCGGAGAGCGGATTGTTCATGTATTCCTGCTGGAACGCCTTTGTGCTGATTTTGGACTGAATGCGGTTGATGCGTTCCTCCGTGTTTTTTTCCGGCCAGCTGGATTTGCCATCCTTGTCCCGGATGTTCACGATGTCCCAATGGTCAGCCTTTTCACCGGCACGTTTCACGCAGCAGTCGAGAGCGATAAGGTTCCCGCAGAATATCACCAGCAAATCCTCGCTGATGGATCGGGTTGGAAACAGAGCCTCCTCGAACCATTCCCATTTCTTTTTCAGTATGTCCGGGTTCCTGCAGTCTGCATCCGTATCGAAGTCATCCACGAGAGCCGTGTCCGGACGTACAGCGTCCTTTCTCGTACCACGGGGTGACTCCAGCGCACCGATAGCCCGGAACGTTGCCCCGGTAGTGAGCGTGAATTCGTCCGCCGTCCAGCTCCCGAACTCCCTCAAATCACCGTAATACGCCTTTAGCATGGAATTGCTCTCAAAGGCTTTTTTATAAGGTTCCAAAAGCCGGACGGCGTTCTCGTGACTGTTTGAGATGAGTAGCACGTTCTTTTTCTTTCCGGTCAGCACGAGGTACATCATGCACATGAACACGATGGTGGATTTTGCCAGCTCACGTGACCACGATAGAACCTCGTACCATTCCATATTCGTGGTGATGCGTTTGATGGCCTTTTTATGGAATTTGGTAAAGGGGTACTTTGCGAATTCCGAGAAAAAGAACAGGATCCATTCGATGACGTTCGCCTCCAGCTTTTCCAGCTTCTTTTTTCGTTCCACCGGCGAGAGGTTGTCGGCGGCTTTGTCCCTTTTGAGTGAACGGTGGTATTCAGTCCACTCCTTGTATGCCTGAATATCATCTATTTTACCCATTTCATTTTCTCCTTTATGTACGCATCGAAATAATCACTCAGCTCCTTTGCCCTTTCGAGATCCTGCTGTCGGAGCCAATCGAGCAGCCCACGGGAAACATTGTATATATCCCTGATGGAGGCATCCTGCTCCAACGCCTCAAGGTCAGCCGTCAGTTTGCGCCGTATATCGGCCTCCGCCGCTGAGGGATACCGTTTTCCCTCCTCTTTGCCTGCGATGGAGCGGTCGAGTTCGTCCAGCTGCGTGAGCGTGGAGCTGATCCGTTCCTCCCGTGTCTGCAGGAGGTTGAGCTTTAAGCCCTCCCATTCCTTAACCCATTTGTTCACCGTGACACGGGAAACACCCACCCGGTCGGCAATTTCCTGCTGGGTGATGTTCTCTTTTAGATACATCAATTTCGCCCATTCTTTCCGTTGATTTGCTTTCAATTCTTCCGCCATAGCTATATCATTTTATAGCCCAAAGGTAAAGCCTTGCGGTGAGTGAAAATAATTGGTTTGTAGTGGTTTACGTTTAAACTGCAACGGTTGCAGTTTAAACTGAAACCGTTGCAGACCGATTTGTACAGCCCGTTTTTTACCCTGAATTTTGTCACAAAATCAAACGAGCGAAATGGGCAGATTAACCTTTGTATTACATGATGAGTCGGTGAACACCTACGGTTTTAGGATGCTCACCAGCGGAGCCAATTTGGAGGAGTTTAAAAAGAATCCCGTGATGCTTCTGAATCACGATGATTACTCCCTGCCGATTGGCCGGTGGGAAAATATCCGTATTGAGGGAGGTCAGATTTTAGCCGATGCCGTGTTCGATGAGGGAGATGCCCGTGCCGCAGAGGTAAAGCGTAAAGTTGAGAATGACTTTGTCCGTATGGCCTCTATCGGTGCGTGGCCTCCGGAGGAGAAAAGCGATGCCTATGACCTGATGCTCCCCGGACAAACACTCCCTACCGTTACGAGATGGACGGTTCGGGAGGGCAGTGTCGTTACAATCGGAGCCAATCACAATGCGCTGGTATTCTATGATAGAGAGAGCAAACAGATTATCGACCTGAATGATAAGGGTAATCTTATCCGGTTGATAGATCACAGTAATAACCCCAAAAAACAATTAAAAATGAGCGTACTTACAGGAGTATTGAAGCTGCAGGATTCTGCAAGCGAGGCGGAAATCGTAACCGCCATTCAGGGAATCATTGCCAATGCCGACCGTTTGGAAAAAGAGAACAAGACGTTGGCTGCCGCAATGGATAAAATGAACAAGGACAAAAAGGAATCTCAAAAGCAGGAGGCGATTACCCTGACTGATGCGGCCATCAAGGACGGACGTTATGATGCGAAAGGCCGTGATAACCTGCTGAACCTTTTCGATAAGGATTTCGAGGGAACAAAGGCTATGCTGGCCGCTATCCCATGCCGGGCGACGGTAACCGGTCAGATCAACACGAATAAAGGAGCCGGTGTGACGCTTGGTGATTGGAAAGAAAAGTCATGGGATGAGTTGGATAAGGCCGGAAAGCTCGTTGAGCTGAAAGATGCCGCCCCGGACTTGTATAAGTCCAAGTTTAAGGAGCGTTTCGGCATCGAACCGAATCTGTAATTATTAACCATTAAAGCAAGAATAGAAATGGCAATTCAGAAAGAAATTTGGATGGCGGCTATCGTGGAGGGTTTATTTGCCTCCAATAGCTTCCTGAGCAAGGCGTTCAACGCCGATGAGTACGTGAACAACGGCAAGATTGTTCACATCCCGAATGCCGGTGCAGCATCCGGAACCAAGAAAAACCGAACCAGCCTCCCGGCTACGGTAACCAAAAGAACGGATATCGATGTGACGTTCCCGCTGGATGAATACACCACTGATCCGGTACTTATCCCTAACGCCGACACGGTGGAACTCAGCTATGACAAACGGGAGTCCGTCCTGCGTCAGGATAAACTCAAACTGCAGGATGATGTGGCACTCGATTTCGTTTTCAACTGGAGTCCTGCCGCCGCACAGTGCATTGAAACCACCGGTACGGAGATCGATGCCTACACGGATAAGGCTACCGGCAAACGTAAAGGTATCTGCAAGGCAGACGTGTTGGGCTTGATGACCAAGTTCAATAATGATGATATCCCGCAGGAGGGGCGTTATTTGCTGCTGGATGCACAGATGTACTCCCAACTGTTGAACAGCCTGACGGAGAACGAGAACACGGCGTTCCTCGCTTCTGCTGATGCGCAGAACGGTATCCTCGGTAAGCTGTTCAGCTTTAATATCATGATGCGCAGCAGGGTTGCCCTTTATACTGCGGCCAAAGCTCCCAAAGCGTGGAGTACCGCCGGTGCAGCCACCGATCTCGCCGCCGGGCTTGCATGGCACGAGCAAAGTGTCTGCCGTGCGCTGGGTGAGGTGAAAGCGTTCGAGAACGAGGGTGACGCAACCTATTACGGTGATATTTATTCATTCCTTGTACGTGCCGGTGGCCGTATCATGCGTGAAGATAAAAAGGGTGTAATCGCTTTAGTGCAGGGAACTCCTGTAGCAGGATAGAGTTATGGCAGAATTGAAATATTTGGTAATCCACTGTACCGCCACGCCCGGGGGCCGTAAGGTAACGGGTAACGATATCAGAGCATGGCACACGAACCCGATAAGCAAGGGTGGCCGTGGTTGGAAGCAGGTAGGATATACCGATATGTTTCACCTTGATGGAACGGTGGAGCGATTGGCCCGGAACAACGAGGACGCACGGGTGGATCCGTGGGAGATTACCAATGGGGCAAAAGGGTACAATTCCATTTCCCGGCACATTGTGTACGTTGGCGGTGTGGCCGCTGACGGCAAGACTCCCAAAGACACCCGTACTCCCGGCCAGCTGAAAGCGTTGGAGGATTATGTGAAAGACTTCCACCGCCGTTTCCCACGGGTGAGAATCATCGGTCATAACGAGATTGCGGCCAAAGCGTGCCCGTCATTTGACGTTCAGGCATGGCTCAGGAAAATAGGCATTAACTGGTAACAAAGCAAAGAGATGGACGGTCTGATGGATTTTTTAATGTTCGCCCTGCCGGGTGGTTTTATCGGGAGCATCTTCACATGGTTTGTTGGCCGTAGAAAGCAGAACAATGATATGTTATCCCAGCTTCAGGCGTCCATCAATATGCTCAGTAGTGAGAACCGGAAGATATTGGATGAGAATATCCAGCTCCGTAGAGAGAATGCCGACCTGAAAGCGAATCAGGAGGAGATGATCCAAAAGCTCTCCCGTCTTACCAAAGAGGTGGAGAGATTAAGAAAAGTAATCAATAAACAAACAGGAAATGATGAGAAACCCAATCCGAGGGGCAACCCTCGTACTACTTATAGCCGTGTTCTGCCTGATGGGATGTGCCACGGCGAAATTAACCAAGAGCCAGCAGTCACACACGCTGACGGAACAGACGAAAAGCGGAACCACCACCGGAGTAGCCGGAGAGCAGTCAGACGTGACGGCTCAGAGGACGGGGGAACTACTGCAGGGACGGACGATAACCGCCCTGACACGGGAGGGGATCCCGGAGTCGGAGGCGAAAGTGGATGTTCCGATACAGAACCTCCTTAACCTGCCGGACGGTGCTGGCTACACGGCCAAAGACGGTCAGGCATCGGTAAGCGTGCAAAGGCATGGCGATAATATCACGGTTACGGGTAAATGTGACTCTATCGCCCGGCAATGCCTTTTTTATGAGCGTGAGGTGTTCCGACAGCGCAACGAGGTGGATAGCTTAAAACAGGTTATTTCCCGGATGGAACAGACGAGCAGCCGTAGTGATGAAACCTACAAGGCGGAAAGCGATGCCGCCCAAAGTATTAAGGAAAAGCCACCCGCTACATGGTATAAATGGCTTTTAGCCGGATTTGTGGGCGGTTTGCTGCTTACCTCTCCACTAAAGAAACTAAAGAATAGAATATTAACCTTTTTAAAATAGAGAACGATGTCAAAAGTATATGTGAATGACGGATACATGATGCTCCTTGATGCCATTTATTTCAATGGCAAAAAGATCGGCAATGTTTCTGATGACGGTATTGATTGGGGCGGTGATGCCGCTGAATATATCAAGCTCTTTGCCGCACAGGTTCGTAATGCCCCGGTCAAGAAAATAAAGAAAAAGGATGCCACCAATCTGTTAAAGTTTACCCTGATCGAACTTGTTCCTCAGAACTGTAAAGACGTGATGGGCGGAACGGTGAACGGTACAAAATGGGATGCTCCCTCAGAATCCGTTTCATTGGAGGGTGCATTGAAAATCCTTTGCGGAACTGGCCAGACTATCGAGGTCAAGCGTATGACGCTGGACGGTGTTGTACGTGGTAAGATTGGCGGTGATGATCCGCTGGGCATCGAGTGTGAAATGGAAATGTTGAACCCGCTGGATGGAGGTTCTCCTTTCAGCTTTGATGATACGGTTCCGTTTATTTCCGTAACGCCCACCTCTTTGTCATTCGCCAAAGGTGGAGAAAGTAAAACGGTAGATCTCGAAGCCTCCGGAGCGTTTTCCGTTGGAAAGGTTCCCACCGGCTTCAATCTTGAAGTTGTGAACGGCAGGATCACCATCACGGCGGATGCCAATACCGGTGCTGCGAGAAACGGATCAGTAGAGTTTATCCTTGCGGCTGATAATACGAAAAAGGCTACCCTCACGTTGAATCAGGCGGCTGGAAATGCGTAACCCATGAGAAAGAACGTGGAAATAGAGGCAGCGGAGGCTCTGCTTGATGTAGGGGTTTCCCTGCCTTTTTTACGGTTTAAGATACCACTGAGAAAGAAACCGGTATCGATCAGGGTGACCATGAAACGTCCCTGCTTGGGGAGTCAGATCCGAATCGCAAAGCTATACCTGCAGCTGGGCATTACTTACGAGGAGATGGAGCAGTTCAACAAGCATGAGGAGATGGCGTTCCTTGCCATTCATGGCAAACGTGTTTCCAAAATGGTAGCCTTGACTATCTGCCGTGGAGCGATCTCCGGACTATTGTTTTCCGGCATTGTTGCATGGCTGCTGAGATGGTTCGTTCCTGACAAATACCTGCAGGGTGCTAACCAGCGTTTTGTCACTTTGCTGGGTACAAAGTCTTTTATGCGTATTATCGAATCGGTTCAGATATCCAATCCAATGAAACCGAGAGAGAGCCAAAAAAGAAAGGGGAGTTAAGAACGAGATATGTCGGTTCCCATAGCCCCTTTGGTATCGTGTGGCAAATTGCTGCAGCCACCGGTTGGAGTGTGAAATACATCCTTTGGGGTGTCAATTACCAAACGCTCCGGGTGATGCTTGCCGATGCGCCACATTATGAGAAAGAGAATGATAACAACCGAACCGGAAGCAAAGGCGGTAAAGGGAAACCTAAAAGCCTTTCCGGATTTTTCCAATCACGACTGAAAGAACAATGAAACCCGTTGAGATAGAATTCATAATGAGAGATAAGCTCTCTCCCGGTATTGATAAGGCAGGTAAGTCCGCCGAAACGCTGGGAGACAAGGCCGAGCAGGTGTCTAAAAGCATCACAGACCGTATTGCCGCCCAAAAAGAGCAGATCAAGTATGTTGAATCCTGTCTCAAGGATTTAAAGAAGCAGTACGACAACCTCGCACCCGGAAAGGCGCAGCTGGAGATGCGTGCGGAGATAGATGCCTGTACCAAAGCCCTGCAGGAGGACAAGAACATACTCTCCTCCCTTGAAGCGGAGCATGACAAGGCAGCCGTTTCCACCAAATGTCTTTCGATGCAGCTCCGGGAGATGCAGGATGCGATGGCTCGCCTGCGTTTGGAGGGCAAACAGAACACCAAAGAGTATGCGGATATGGCCGATAAAGCCGCCGTATTAGCCGATACGATCGGTGACCTGCGTACCCAAACGAATATTCTCGCCAATGATGATGCAGCCTTGCAGGGAGTGATGAGCGGTGTGAATGGCTTGTCCGGTCTGTTCACGACCGCCACCGGTGTCATGGGGATTTTCGCCTCGGAAAACGAGGATCTGATAAAGATACAAACCCGTGTGCAGAGCGTCATGGCCGTCACTATGGGGCTGCAGCAAGTCATGAATACCCTGAACAAGGACTCCGCTTTCCGGCTGGTCACCGTTGTCAAGATGAAAAAGCTGCTGACGGCGGCCAATACAAAGTTGGCCGTGTCATTGGGCATCTCCAATGCGGCTGCCACCGCTTTGATGGCCACCCTTACGCTGGGGCTTTCCGCCGTTATAACGGGGCTTATCGTGCTTTGGGATAAATACAGCGATGCTCAGGAGGCAGCGGCGGAAAAGGCCAAAGAACGGGTTAAAATAGAAAGTGACGGGCGTTCCCAAATGATCAAAACCCGCTTTGAGATAGAGAATACCACGAAAAGCCTGAAAGACTTTACCGGTAGCAAGGAGCAGGAAAAGGCCAAAGTTGAGGAGTTGAACCGGAAATACGGCGAGAGCTTCGGATATTACAATACCGTTGCCGAGTGGTATGATGTGCTGATCCAAAAGAGTGATGACTATATCCAAATGCTTTTCCTGCAGGCGAAAGCCCAAAGTCTTGTTAACAAGGCCGTGGAAGCGGACGAAACGGTGAACGAGGTAAAAGCCACTCCTGAATCCGATGTCGAGGGTTCGATGGGCTGGTTCTCTAAAATGGGGCTTTATATGGCTCAAAGCGAGTCTTACGGTCAGATTGACGCTCAGGCGTTGATAGAGAAACATAATAAGGAGGCCAAGGATGCAGCCGTAAAAGCCGCCGAGGAGCAGCGGGACGCTTATTTGGAGGAAGCAAAGAAGCTGCAGGAGGAATATGCCGAGCTGGGAAAGAAATCCGGTATCGGCGGGTTCGTGGCTCCTGAGAACAACAAGGATAAAGCGAAACCGGCCAACAACCTTGCCGAGTTAGAACTGAAAGCCCGTCAAAAGATAGAGGATCAGCGTATCGCCATCCTGAAAGAGGGATATGACAAGGAGCGTGAGGAGGCATCGTTGAACTTTGAGCGGGAGAAAGAGCGTATCAACCGTGAGGAGCAACAGCGCATTGAACTTTATAACAAGCTGAAAGCCGCCGGGGAAAAAGTTACTCCTGAGCAGCTTGCCAATATCTCGGCACAGGCCGCAACCCAGCGTATACAGGCTGCACAGATATATGATGCCACCGTTGCAGAGATTGACGGTAAGGAGAAAAAGGATAACGAGGAGAAAAAGAAGAAACAGCAGGAAACCCTGCAGGAACTTCTGACTAAATATCGTGACTATGAGGCACAGCGTGCGGCTATAAAGAAACAAGGTGATGATGATATCGCTAAATTGGAGGCGGAGCGGACTGAGGCAAACTCGGCGGAAATTGACCGGGCGATAGCCGTCGCAAGAGAAAAGGTAAAACAAGGCATCCAATCAGTGAATGATGCGGAGGCCGACAGTATCTCAAGAGACAATGATTTCTTTAAAAAGCTCTTTGGGGATTATTCCTCCATGTCCTTTGATTCGCTGCAAAAACTTATTTCGCAGGCCAAACAGCTCCGGGCGTATCTTTCCGGTAACGGGGATACGAAAGGCATCATGTTTATTTCGCCTGAGCAGTTAAAGAATATAGAGAAAAGCCCGGAAAAACTTGAAAAGTTAAAGAAAGCACTTGACAAGCTGCTCGACTCGGACAAAGGTGCAGGTAACAAGTGGGAACGCATTTTCAAGACATTCGAGAAAGGTTTTGCCGAACTCAAAGGTGCGAAAGGAGCCAAAGAGGTGTCCGGCGCAATCGGCACGATCAGCGGGGTTGCGTCCGAGGCGGCCGGTGAACTTGCCAATATGTTTGACCAAATGGGTAACACCGAGGTTGCTGGTGCTTTGAACGGTATGCAACAGGTGATGGGTGCGGTTTCCAATATAGGGCAAGGATTTGCCAAAGGAGGTCTGATCGGTGGTATCGGTGCGGTCATCGGCGAGGCTGCCAATTTTATTACCTCGGCCTTTGCGGCGGAAGCCCGTCACAAAGAGGCTCTAAAGGAGATCGAAAAGGCAAAGCTTGATTTCCAGCGGCAATACAACCTCTTACTGCTGGAGCAGAACCTTTTGCTCGAAAAGGCTGAGAATATATTCGGGGAGCGTCAGGTGGCAAAGGCCGCCAATGCGATAAAGGTCTATCGTGACGCACTCTCGCAATTCAAGGACGAGCTTTCCGGAGAAGCCCCGACCATGAGCTGGATGGAACGCATAACGGGAGATTTAGCCGGCACCTACCGCAAACGGCTGGAGAACTATCAGAATGGTTTTGGTGGGTTGAACGATGCGCAGATCGTTACGGGACATAAAAAAACGGGATTGTTCGGCTGGGGAAAAGGAAAGGACGTTTATAGCGGGATCCTTGATGTTTATCCTGAACTGATAAAGGCCAACGGCGAGCTGGATACGGAGATGCTCCAGGTCATTCTTGACACCCGCAAGATGAGCGATGAAACCCGGGACTATCTTGAGAACCTGATCGACCTGAAAGATGCGATGGACGAGGCGGAACAAGCTTTGGAGGATTACCTGCAGGAAACATTCGGGAGTCTCGGTCAGGGTATGCTGGACTCCATCACCTCCGCCATCAAGGGGAGCGGTACAGCTTTGGAGAACTTTGCGGATCAGGCGGTATCCGTGTTTGAGAATCTCGGTGAGCAGGTCGCATACTCCTTGTTTTTCGCTGATAAATTCGATGACCTGCAGAAGCGGCTCAAAGAGGTTTACGGCAGTGGTAAAAGCGAGGCGCAGATTGCTAATGATGCCATGCGGCTCGTGGATGACTTTTACAATAATATCGGCAGTAACGTGGATGCCGCACAGTCATGGATGGAATCGTGGAAAAATAAAGCGGCGGCTATGGGGTTCGACCTCTGGAAAGAGGATACCACGACTCAGAGCGGTAAGGCCGGGGCGTTTCAATCCCTTTCTCAGGATCAGGGTACAAAGCTGGAGGGGTTGATGACCTCCCTGCAGATGCACGATGCCTCCATTGATGAGAACGTGGAGAATATCTCCGAGGGACTTGGTGGGGCTATCGATACCATCAACAAGATAAAAGAGAATACCGACAGTTTGCCGAAAATATATGATGAGATCGTGGAAATAAAGCGTGACGGTTTAAAAATGAAATGATATGGATGTATTGAAAGGCTTATTATTGATTAATGATGTGGATATATTCACGGATTACGGGGCTTTCCTTGTTGAGGAAAAGCCCGGTGAGAACAAGAACTACTCCTCACTTTTGAAGCCACCTGCAACCAAAACGCACACGGCAGTATCATTCAGGGAGCAGGATGGCGAAAAACTGCCTGAAACACTTGTTCCGGCTTGGGAGGCTCGTGACGTGACACTCCATTTTGCGATCATGGCAGCAGACCGGCGGCAATTCCTTATCCGTTATTCCGCTTTCCTGGCTTTTCTAAAGGCCGGGAATAAAGGGTGGCTAAATTTATACCTGCAGGAGCTTGACCGTTCATTCCGGCTGTATTACAAGGAATGCACGGACTACAGCCAGCTGACCGATTTCGGTGGCGAGGTTGCCGCAAAATTCAGCGTGAAATTCAGGGAACCGGCTCCGGTGTTATAGACTATTCAAATAAATTCAAACGGCGTTCAAATGGAACTTAAAATATACAATCAGCAAGGCGTTTTAAAAGCCACCGTGTCACCCTCGGACTCGGATCGTCATGTTAAGGAGGTGATGAATGACAATGTACTGAATTTGTCATTCACGCTTTACGAGTATGTCGGGCTGGGCGTGAACGATTACGTGGACTTTGACGGGGAGCGTTTCACGTTATTGGAGGATTATAAGCCTGAGCAGAATTCCACCGTGGAATACGTGTATAACTGCAAATTTTACGGGATCGAGAGTGAACTTAAAAAGGCGAAAGTCCTCAAGCTGGTAGATAACGAGAATGAGTTGTCTTTCTCTTATGATGCCACCGCTGCGGAACATCTCCAGCTTATATGCGACAATATCAACCGGATCAAGGGTGGTAATGCTTGGGTTATCGGGGAGGTTGTTTCCACGGGTAACGTGAACATAGAATACGATAATATATTTTGTTTTGACGCTCTTTCCGAGATAGCCAAGAACTTCGACACGGAATGGTGGATCGAGGGATCGACCATCAACCTGAGCCGGTGCGAGCATGGCACTGCCGTTTCTTTGGGATATGGGAAAGGATTGAAAAAACTCACCCGTGTGGCAAATGATACGGTTCCGTTTTTTACCCGTCTTTACCCGCTTGGCAGTACCCGTAATATCGTGCAGTCTGATTACGGTTATAAGCGTCTGCAGTTACCCGGTGGCGTGCGCTATGTAGAAAAGAATACCTACCTCGGTATCGTGGAGCAATCTGAGGAAAACTTCTTTTCCAATATTTATCCAAGACGTACCGGTAAAGTATCTACGGTTAGAAGCATGGAGGCTACTGGTGAGGACGGCAATAAATTCACGATATATTACTTTACGGACTCCTCTCTCGATTTCGATCCGAATGATTATGAGATTGAGGGGCTTGTCAAGAATGTGGTGTTTCAAAGCGGAGAGCTGAACGGGCGTGATTTTGAGTTGAATTTTAATTCCAAAACGAAAGAGTTTGAAATCGTAACGCAATTCCCTTACGAGAACCAGCAGCTGCCGGGCGGTTTGTTGATCCCGAAACCGGGTGATGAATATATCCTGTATAACATCCGGATGCCTAAAGAATATTATCCGCTGGCCGAGCAGGAATTCGCAGAGGCTGTGGCCAAATACATGGATAAAATCAGTATTGATACTTCCGTGTACAAGGCTCCCACTGATTATGTCTATTTGGAAGAAAACCGGATATCTTTGCAAATCGGTAGGCGTGTTCTTTTGGAAAATGAGATCTATTTTCCGGCAGGGGCGCACGAGAGCCGTATCACGAAAATCTCCCGGAAATTGAATAATCCCTTCGAGGCGGATATTGAATGCACGTATGCGGTTGATTACGGGCGTATCAGCCAAATAGAGAACAATATCGTGGATATACAGGCCGCTTACAAGGAGCAGCTGAACAAGGAGGTGCTGGCTGTTTTAAAGAGCTGGGACAGCATTGATCCTACTGAATACAATGTCCTTTCCGCCGTCCGGACTATCAAAGCGATAGCGAATTCGATCAGCAGGCTGGAAAAGGAAATTTCCGATAAATTCCTGCGGAAAGATATTCCTGACGAGGCGGGTGAACTTGAAACCTTTTTAAAGGGGATCAGCGTGATCGGCACGGCATTGGTTGAAAAGCTCACGGTCGATAAAAACGCATTCTTTAAAGATACCCTCTCCTCCGAGAACTTCATCTCCGGTTTTCCGGGCGGATCCGGCTGGGCTTTGTTTTGGAAAGAGGTCATTAACGCCGCCGGTGTAACGGAGAAAAAAGCGGTCATGGAGCTTGATGACATGACCATCCGTGGCGTGATGAGAGTTTACGAGTTCGTGATCTCTCAGCTCGTGGGTGAAAACGGAACCCGTATCACCTCCGACATGATGCGTGTTCATTCTATCAACCCGGCCACAAAAACGATATATCTCGACACGGAGAAAGGTGTCCTTTATAATCCTTTCCGTGCCGGTGATATCGTGATGGTGCAACAATTCTCCGTGAATGGCCACGGTGGAAAACAATACGAGTTTGAGGTGGTGGATGCCAAGGTCGGGGCATTGGCAGATGGAGAGAACCGGCTGGATAGTGTCACCTATAAAAATTTTGTCGGTGACGTGGGTAGCGTGGCCGCCCGTGACGTGCTTACCCGTGTGGACTCTTTGACGAACTCAGACAGAAAAGGTATCCTAAAGCAAACCAGCGTGGAGGAGGGCAGCCCTTACCTCGATGTCCTGTACGGGATGAAAACGGATCCTGACAATGCCGTCCGTACCCGTTTGGGACGTTTGGCTGGAATCATCACTTATTGCTGGGGACAGTTAAAAGGTTACGGGCTGTATTCGGAGAACGCTTACCTGACCGGTGATTTTCGCCTGCGTACGGGAGAGGATGTCCGGACGAAATTTGAAATCGTTGAGGGGATGTTGCAGAGTGCCATGCAGGGGGTTATCAACACGATGACCGAAAAGGACAATTACCTGACGAACGCTACCTTTCAGGATGACCTGACCGGCTGGATCCGGGAGAATGATATCAGCATCTATGACGTGAACGGGCAGCTGCTTGATTTGGGTATAAACTTTTATTCCGAAAAGAACAAGGTTTCGGACGTGGTTTCTTTTGACGGGTGTTTCATGCTCCGTGTCAAACGTAGTTATATAAAGCAGTTGAATAAAGATATAACCAAACCTGAAAAAGGGAGTATCCTTTATTTGACTATAAAATATCATTGTGATGCCGGTGGAACCCTGACTGCCGGTTTCAGCGGATCCGCTCCTTATGTTTCAAAAGCTATCGAGGCAGCCGATGGATTTCAGGTGTTGGAGGTATCGGGAGAATGGAGCGGATCCGGTGATTTCCTTTTGCAGTTTACCGGTGATATTTATATCGAGCGGCTCACTCTGACCAATCACCCTCTGGAGGATTATCAAAAGGTTGTAAGCACGAAATTCGAACAAACGGCTGAACGTATCTCTGCGGTGGCCGAGGTGGTGGATAAGATTGATAACACGATAAAGACGGCAGGCTGGATCACCACCGCAGACGGCAACAAGTTGTGGGCTACCATCTCGACCGTGGACAGCTTGGGCAACCGCCTGATCACCCATGAGAGTAGCTTTCACGTGACAGCTGAACAAATCAATGCCATCGTGAGTCGTATCGATAAGGCAGAGGATGATCTGGGGATTATTGACAGCACGATAAAGACGGCAGGCTGGATCACCACTGCAGACGGCAACAAGTTGTGGGCAACCATTGACCGGGTGGATGTATTGGGTAACCGTCTGACCACCCATGAGAGCAGTTTCCACGTGACGGCGCAGCAGATCAACGCTATCGTGAGTCGGGTGGATACGATAGACGGAACCATCAGCAAGGCCGGTTGGATCACCTCTGCTGACGGTAACAGGTTATGGGCGAGCAAGTCGTTGGAGAATGGCGGTACAATTGTATCCTTTATCAACCAATCGGCTGAGGACGTGGTAATAAATTCGGAACACATCAAGCTGGAGGGACTCGTTACCGCCAATGAATATTTCAAAGTATTAGAGGATGGTTCGATTGAAGCGAATGCGGGTACGTTTTCCGGGTATTTAAAGACGAATTTTCATTTAGTGGAATCAAGTGATGCCATATACACGACTGATTCCGCACGAGGAGAATACGGCTACAGGATCAACAAGGAATTAAGCCTGAAAGTTGACATGAAAGGAGCAACTGACGGAGCTAATATCATATTGTCGAACGATGTAAGATATATCGGATCACGGGTGATCCTGTATAACGGCTGTCATCCTCCTTACACGAGAACGGTGGGTTCTATCCGTTACAGTTCCGTGTGCATTGATGATGGCAGCCTGATTCGTGGAACCAACACGGGTTTGGCCGAAGATGATTTACTATCGTATATCGATCCTTACAAGATAGAGTGGATAAGCGGAATAATTGAACTTATAGGTACGCCAGAATATAATGGCAGAGAAATGGTTAAACTGATATCGTGGAGAGGGGAACTCGAGCAACCGCCTACAAATCCTCAAAGTGGTTGGCTATATTATAACGAGAAAGAAAACCGGAATTACTTGTATTGGTATGGCGAATGGGTAGAATTTCCTGTCTATGGTGACGAATCCGAAGATTTACGCATAACGTGGCTAGGAGTGTTATCATCGTCACCAAAAGATCCGAAAAAAAATTCGATATACATGACCACGTGGAAGTATCTTTATATATACACCGGGGAACACTGGAAAGAGATTACCTATGGTTTTGATTTCCTGAATAAATGCGGGTGGTGTGTTTTGGGATTTAACTCTCTCAGGTATAAATATTATAAATGATGATATGAAAAAAGTGAACTTTAAAAAATTTGAGGTTTATACCGGAATTTCCAGGCAAGAGAAAATTACCGGTGATGCACGCAAGGATTTTGCTGATTTGATATATCAGCATACGATCGGGATAGAAGCCCATACCCTTGCTTTTAAGATCTATAATAGTGAGGAACCGGTTGTGATCACGGGAAAAGAGGAACAGCTTATCGTGAGGGTAGCGAATGAATGGTGTACTCCCATGTTTATAGATGGTTTAATGAAACAGTTAAGAACGGAGGTCTGATATGGAAAACTTGACAGAAGCCCAAATACAGGCGATAGCCGCCCGTGTCCGGAACATACTGCGAGCTGAATCCAAAGGCGTGGATGAGCTTCCGGTTGTTTCCTCTTTGGATGGAGTATTGGCACTCCCGGCCTTGAGAATGAACGGTGGTATCCCGGAGGTGGTCGAGGCTCCCGTTAATTTGCTGCAGGACGTGGCAATCGATGCGGTTACGGATGCGACCAAAAAGGCCGCTGATGCCACTGCAAAAGCGATAACAGCTACGAACGAAGCGAAATCGGCCACGACAAATGCCACGAATGCCGCCAAGAGTGCCACTGATGCTGCCGGTGTTGCGGGAACCGTTACCGAAGCGGCCAAGAAAGCCACGGAATCGGCCAACGGAGCTGCCTCTAATGCCACGAATGCCGCCACGAAAGCGTCCTCTGCAGCGGATACGGCGAATAAAGAGGCTGCATCCGTGAATGCGGCCAAATCGGAAGCCCTTGCCGCTGCCGCCCGTGCGGGCAGTACGGCCACCACTGCGGAGGCCGAGATCGAGAAGATGAAGCAGCTGCAGGAGTCCATATCGGGAGCCGCTTCATTGGCTCCCACGAGGATGGAACTGACCTACACGAAACGCATCACCCAGCGTAATCCTTACGTTCAGCGTGTCGTGGCCAAGATGTTCCCCTCGTACTCCATGCAGAATGTTTTGTTCTTGGGTGATGACGTGGCCGTGAGCGTGGATCCCGCCGGTGTTGTAACCCCGTTGAAAATCGGAACGAGCCGGATCCACGTGATCCCGACACAGGCCACCCACTTGTACAAGACCATAAACGTGACGGTTCAGGCTCCGTCCGTCCGCCTTACCGGAGGCGGTAAAATCCGGGTTGACAGTAAAGGCAGAATACGTTTAACTTAAAAACTTGATAAATATGACAAGCGATCAGGAAACTCGTGTGTTAGCGATGCTTTCGGCTTTCGAGGCAGGAAAGAAGATTAGCGAACTTGATACCGCCTCCGGTAGCGTGAGCGATATGCGCATCGAGGTGCTGGACACGGACGGAGAGTCCAAAGTAATGAATTTATCGGAGGCCGTGACCTCCGCCGCCAATGCCGTTTGCGGGCGTTATTGGAATGAGTCGAATTCCACGTACCGTGCTGCCGGTTATTATGGCAGCCTCGATATGCTCCGCAAGCTGCCAGAGCTGTTGGGACTTGGCTGTTATCTCGTTCAGGATGACCGTACCCGGCGCAAGCTGGATCCCACGAACCATTACCGTTTCGAGGACGGTACACCGGCCAAGCTGGATGGTACGATGGGACAGTATATGTGGTGCTGGAATACCGGCTTTTATTTTGCCGAGTGGAAAGTAGGTAATTTGAAATATTATGCCGTTTCCCTTTCTCCCATTAAAGGCAGGCAGTACGTGTATATTCCTGCCGGTGGCCTTTCCGCCCTCGGTGGCGGCGTGATGGACAGGACGAACAATATCCTTTGTTCGGTAGTGAGTGATGCCGCCCAATATCGTGGGGGAAATAATGACGCAAGCCGTGACGGGACTTATCGCACGCAACTCGGTATGGTTGCGACCGGTATGCCGTACCGTAATTTTTCAACCTATGCCCGCAAGCGTGGCGAGGGCTGGGATGCCAACTGGTACGTGGCTCAGGCGGTGGTTGAGATTCTTTTCATGATCATATTCGGAACCCGCAATATGCAGGAGGCCGTGATTGCAGAAAAGGACAGCAACGGTTTGTATCAGGGTGGTCTCGGATCTGGAGCCACTAATATGCCGAATTGGGATCAGTGGGGTTATTGCCCGGTAGTTCCGACCTCTGCCGGTATCGAGCTGGGTGACGGTTGCGGTGAAACAACGTTCAACGTGCTAAAGGAGGACGGCTCGCTGCATTATGCGGCAAAGGTTCCGGTGTTCTTCGGCCTGAAACACCCTTTCGGTCATATTTGGAAGATCGTCCGGGGGCTTATCGATAACGTGGGGGAGGAGAAATCGGAGGTTTACGTTGCCCCGTCCCTCTATGCCGGTTATGATGACAATTCCATCAGCGATCTTATTAAGGTTTGCGAGGTTCCGAGAGCCTCCGGTTATATCAAGCAGAAAAGTTATTACCTGCTTTGCGCCATGCCGACTGAAATCGGAGCGACCGCCTCGACTTATTTCTGTGACTATTTTTGGGAGAGTTCAGCATCATCCAAAGGTCTTCGTGTCCGCCTCTCCGGTGCT